CGCCTATATACATGTCCGTCCCACGCGGACAAATTCCCCCCAAATGTCCGTCAGTCACGGACACACAGTCTTTGTCACACGGACAGACTGTCTTTCATAGGCGAACACGCATAGTTAGTTGTATACAACTATACTAGAACATATGTTCTAAAAGATGCAAGAAAAAACGAACACCCTTTTCGGGTGCTCGCTTGTTTTATTTTTTTTCCTGTGTAAACCAGTCTAACACATATAATTCATCAAAATTAAAATCACCTGTTATTGTTTTTCCTACTGCGCTTGTAGTTGTACATTTGATGTCAGAATCAGATAAAGCATATTTTAAAAATATGACATTATCACTACTATATGCTGTTGCTACGGGTATCAATACCATACGTGAAACATATAATAACCATTTCGGTAAAGTGATGATAGTGCCCGTCTTTTTTATGGTGCCATTAATAGCTAAGTGTGAGTTATAAGTACCAAAACGTAAATATTGTGATGATGGTGTGAAATTGTCGGTATTTACTGTACATACTTTTTCAACGGAACAGTCTTCATAATAATTGCCCAGTGTGTCATTATCTTTGCTTATTAATTTACTTAAAATGTATTGTGCTAAATAAGGAGAATATGCAGTTGTGGGGTGTGTTCCGTCAGCATAGTATTTTGTTTGTATTGTTGAATTATAAGGATTTAATAATGGAGCATTTCCGTATAAGTCGATAAAATTCCATCCAAAATTTTTACAGTGACTGTATAAAGTTCTTATATATGCTAATAATGGTATTTTAGCATTGATTAATTCAACACGTTTTTTGAGAGGACTTAAAAAATATACCTCAGCATTATTGTGCTTATTGGCCCATGTGTTATATAATGAATTTAGTGCGCCTATATATTCGGTTGAAACAGTTGAGGAGTAAGAACTGCCTATATTAATTTGTTTGTTAAAGTCATTAATTCCACAGAAAAATATAATAATATCATATTTTCCTGTTTCACTAGCAAACTGTGTGGCTATTTGAGTAGTATCATATCCAGATGTACTTTTGTTCGTAATGGTAAGGTTTTTAATTCCAGAACATAAGTTACGAAAATTTTTAACCCAACAATCATAAGTTGAAGCGTTTTCGTCACTTATACTGTCGCCCATTATTAAAATTTTTTTATTTTCCAAATCATTTAAATAGTTTAAAGGCACGACAGTATTTGTGATAATAGATTCAAGTTCCCCCGATTCTATCATATTTTCAAGAATTTTTTTAATATCGTTATCAACATTTTTTAATTTTTCATTCAATAATGCTGTACTTAATTTTACCGTTTCACTTAATGATTTATTATCATTATAGATTTCTTTTATTTTTTGTAAAATCCAATCAGCATTTAATTCGTGAAAATTCGTGTAAGGATATTTATTATACATAATTAACCTCCTTTTAATATATTAACAAACAGAACCTTTCTTTAAAGTCTTCACATATCTTCATCATAGTATTTGCATATTTCAGTTCCGCCCATGCTTTCAATCCTTGAACTCCGTCTGTGTAAGTCCTTGTTATTTTCTCATTAATTTTTTCCTTTCCGGTTGTTGTTGTATCTGAATTTGTATCACTCGAAGTTTCTGAATTACTTGTGTTTCTCTCAGCAACATTCGCAGTATCAGAGTTAAAACCTGCTACTGCTTTTATATATGTCTCGTTGTCATTCAGAGTATTGTTAATCTGACTGCTCACAACCAAATCTGGTGTCCTTGTATTTTCTCTAGTATACGTTTCTGTTTTACCTGCTGTTGTGTCAATTTCTTTCATTTCTTTTTCTGTCTTATACACATTTTCCCAGTATGGTAACATTACATTAGACCATTTACTGATAGCGTCACCTAAAACGTCTGGATTGCTTATATACACTTCTAATTCGGCACAGTCATATACAATGAAATCAGCTACAGTTTTCACATCAATCCCCGATGGCACATGTAAGTTATCTGTTAACAGTGTTTCGTTCCATGTCATTAGACCCATCAGACTAATTGTTAAAGCTGACATTCTCATCCCTCCAATTCACCGATATTTCAGTTCCAAACATATTGTTAACTTTTTCAATGCTCTCCTGCAACTGTTCTAACCATAGCTCACATTTACTTTTCGCTTCGAAATTGTTTGCATTTGCTTCTACTGTAATAAGTCTTTCTTTTTTATCACTTCTCACATTGTTAATACCAATGTCATTATCAAACAATTCTTCCCACCGTCTAATTGTATCCTGTAAATCGTTAGCAATGTAATTATTTTTCAAATCACGGGAGAATGTATTCCACGGTTCTACCTCACTACCGTCATTCATTCTATTTTTTAATTTTTCATCATAAAAGACAGCAGTATTTCCTTTCATAATATCATCCATTATTTTTTTAAGACTTTCTGCACCGCTTTTGTTTTTTGCACTGAAAACATACGCAAGTTTACTATTTGCGATATTTACAAGCGCACTCTCTGCTGACAATGCCATATTATCTGCATAATATGAAATGATATCAGTAATACCTGTCCAGTCTGGTGTTAATCTTATTAGCTCACACTGTAATCCAATTTGCGGTGTTAAAAAACCTTTTAATAACGGATTGACAATAACGGCATGAGTTGGTTGGTAGTATACATTATATCCCTGTAATCCGCAACCCTGACATATCACACCAAATTTGTCAGTTTCTACAACTGAAATAAAACCCCATGTATACAGTGTATATAGAAAATAACTTTTTGACCACTCTTTCGGTAATTTCCATTTAAACACACTCATAGCTTTCTGTAATAGATATCTTTTAAAGTATGCTGTTAATGCTGTGTTTTTGCAATGTAATGTTGACGGTGACACTTGACCATAACAAGCATTAATCACGTCAGAGCCTATAGGTGCACACAAATTTCCATTATACATTTTTCATCACCCCTTTAAATAAATACTAGCCCATTTCTGTGCGTATTGATATCTCACTGGCTGTTTCCAAACTGCTGGTCTTAAATAATTTCTGGCAAATGCATATACCAAATCTTCTAACAAATATCCCTTTGTATTAAAAGCCCACTCTTTGAAACTGATAGGATATTCTGTGGTAGAATACCACTGTTTTTCTATTCCGAGTGACGCTTCACCACTTGCTTCCTGATATTCTGCAAATATAACTGCTAACTGTTTATTTCCATCATACCAATCATCATGTTTACCATATAATACATCGAGTACTTTATATAAATCAGTGGCAGGTGTCCACTGCACTAGACCGTGTCCTGCGCCTGCTGATGTAGTTCCACCGCCAACTTCAATGAGTCCTGGATTTAATGTACTTTCCCCCTGCATATTTCCGAGCAATGCCATTACACTGTTTACATTCCATTGTAATTTCTGATAGAAGTAATCATACACCAAATCTGCATTCTGTTTCATTTCGGATTCACTCAAATAACCGGAAGTAGTATCAGTTACTTTTGTTACCCAGTTTCCTGACGGTGTTATAGGTTTTCCACCTCCGCTCTGTTTTCCTAGTACATAAAGTGCAAGTGCAATGCTATTTTCAGGAAAATAACTACGCATAATATACACCACCCTCCAAAAAGTTTTTGACTTCGTCAATCTCAGAATCGAACGCTCCTTTTAATGGTGTCGAACCGTTTTCAACAATATAATACCCCTCACCGAGAGTTGCAAAAGTATTGTTTTTGCACAATGGTCTGCCATTATCATCATTATCTTCATCAGTTATTAACCGACTTTCAACAAAACATCGTAAAGGTGCACTCTGACCGAGGGTTGAACCTTGCATACCTTTCTGAGATACTTCTGGTGATAATGTTTTTAGGATTGCATTACTGATTCCAATTCCTGCGCCTATGAAATTTCCAGAAAGTCCTGCTGATGTAGCACCCAACGCTGTTCCTATTGAACTGGCATAGTCTGTTTTAATATCAGACACCGAAACGTCAAAACCGACTTTTCCATATACACTTCCAATTATATACGTAGAATCATTTCCACTCACAATAGAGGCTGTCCAGTTAGCAATTCCAGTGCGATAATCTACATATATTTTATTCCGTATAGTTTCACCTTTTTTTACTTTTGAAGCGTCTATTTCCATAAAGCCAAACGGGGGTGTATATAATCGAATATTTCTATATGGATAACAATTTAAAAAATTTCCTCTTGCTATTTGTGGGTGAGAATCTGGTACAATATCAAGACTAAATTCTTTATAATAGCTAGAATCCAATTTTTTAAGTCCACTAGGCAAGTCTACACCCCACCAACCTATTGTTACTCCTACCATATCAGTGCCGGATATTCCAAATGGATACCATCGAACAGAAGTTATATATTGTGATGGGTTCATAACCATTTTTGCAATACTATCCGAAATATCACTTCCAGAATTCATCCATTTAATATCAGAAAAAACAGCACTTGCAAATTTTTGGAACTGTGCAGGATTAAAACCATAAAAATTAGAAATCCCGTTTTTATTAACAATCCCAACTACATAAGTTCCTGACAAGTTAAAATTCTGCTCTAATTGCCAGAAATAACCCACGGTTTTAATGCTTCTATGTGGTTGAGGTTTCATAGGATAAAGGCTGTCTATTATTTCACCATCGCTTGCAGTACTTGCTCTTAAAATATAATAATTATTTTTTTCTATAATTTCCTTATACGTCGCAAGCACATCAACTTTCAACTCTGCATACCATAATGTATTATTATTTCTCCAATTTTTCACCCAGTAATACCGTTTAAAAGATGGGATATAGCAGTAGTTAAGCCCAAAAGGCGTAGCTGTCGGGTCATTATATTGAATTATAATAACAGGTTCGATAATACTTGTATTTTCTTTTATAGTGCAGTCAAAATCTCGTGACTGTGCACTTTCATCTGGTTTATAAGTAGAATTTTTCTTTTTCCCCACCGTATAAAATTTTACTTTAAAACTCATATTTTTCTCCTATTTATAAAAGGGGGGTAAACCCCCCCAGTTTTAGTCAAGTAAAAATACAAGACCGTTTTCTGTAAAATCGTTATAATATCTGTCGTTGAAATGCCACCAGATATTGCTGTAACCTCCTCTTGCATTGAATGGGGTAGGACTTGACCATTCCGCAATCGTATTAATTCCGATTGCTTCATCATCGAACAGTACACCCATAATATTAGAGGTTGCTGTTTCCTTTTCAGAAGAAGATGTCTGTCCATTTGCAAGCAGATATTTTGGTTTGTTGTTAATTCCCATCGGTGTGTCGATAGACTGCCAGAAATTAACCGCTTCATAGTCAAGCAATTTCAGGTATTCATCGTGGAAAACTCCCGATAATACCGATGTGTCAATGTTAATCATATCAGGTGCAAAAAGGTATAATTTCTGTCTGTCCGTTGGTGTGTGTCTCATAATATTATGACCTGTGATATTCGTATGGAACTGTAAGCTACGTTCTGTCATAAGCTTCGACAATCCCATGATTCGTCCAAACATCCATTTACAGAACGGGACGAAATTCTCAGGTTTTCTCACTGTGTCACTATCCAGAGCAAGACCCGTGATGTCGTTATACTCTGCTACAAGGTGAATAACATTTACAGTATCTCCTACAACTTTTCCATTGATATAGTTCGCCAGAGTAGCACGAGCTGTAGTTTCATGCGCCTGTTCAATCATATCGGATGCATTACTCATCAACATCGTAATGAATCTCTGAAACTCTTCTTCTGAACTCAACGCGATGTTCAACTGGTCACGGAAAATTGTAATGTGTTTTGAATAAACGTTCTGCCCGTAAATGTTAGTTTGTAAAATATCTGGTTTAGAAACAATCTGCGCGTCTACGCTTTCCCCGTCCACAAGGTCATAACGGTCATCTTTCTCGAACTCTTTATCACCAATATTTAATTTTCTTACATGGTTTCCATATGCAAGAGAATCCTTATACAATCCTTTGAACTTTCTTGTATATGGACGAATTGAGAAAATAGTTCTTGTGAGAACCTGTGATATTGCGCCCAAAAGCGCATCAGCGGAAATTCCTAAAGCCACGTTTGCGACTGAAACGAAACTTCCTGTATCAACTCCTGCTATTGCACTCTGTCCTGTTGCCTGTTTTATAATCGTGTTCAACACCTGTGCTGAGTTGAAGTTAGCAACAGACGGTGAACCCTGTGAAATACTCGTTACACTTGCCATTATTTATTTCCCCCATTTCCTGAACCTGTAGGATTAATAATTGATGCTAACATGTTATTAACATTTTCCTCTGGTGTTGCCTGTGTTGGCATAGGCTGTAATAAGCCATAACTCTGTACCGCCTGAGTTAATTTCTGAATACTTCCTATCAGTTTATCATCGTTTGTCGGTGTCTGCGCTGGCACTGACTGTACAACCTGCGGAACAACTGGTGTTGGAAGAAACGATGGTACATTCATCATCTGTGGGACTGGTGTCTGTGTCGGTGTTGGTGTCGGTGTCGCTATTGGTGTTGGTGTTGGTGTTGGTGTTGGTGTTTGTGTCACTGTCGGTGTTGGTGTTCCCTGTAATGCTCCACTTAACGCAAGAATGTCATCTTTCGTGAATCCTGCGCCTGCGAGTGCTATAATCTGTTCCAATGTTACCATTTACTTTTCCACCTTTCTTATAAGATATTTGACATTGCAAAAACCTGCCACAATTTTTCCATCTGGTAAATTACATTCACCCAAAAGCCATTGTAGGGAAGAATCGGTTAAACCATATGAGAAGAAAGTATGACCTTTAGGCATTTCGCATATTACTGATGAATTTGTGTTAGGTTGTGTGCGTAGATTGAGTGGTGATGATTCCGTGTCTACAATAAATTCTCCGAAAAAATCAGGATGGCAATGTAATTCTGTTACATTATCACAATTTTTTAAATCATCAGTTGTTACTATAGTAGCCGAGAGATTCATGTTATCACTCCTTATTAAGTTTATCGAGAAGTTTCTGTAATATGAGTGTATTGTTATTAAGTGCATCAGTCATTTTTGACATTTCTTCCTTGTGTGCGTTGGTTTCATTATACCATAAGTAAAAGGTTACAGCGAGACACGCGATAGGCACACCGAGATTTGAGAAAATTTGTGCGATTGTATTAATATCCATTTTATCACCCCTTATATTATAAATGTTTATGATTAAGTCAGGAGATGCCTTTATTAAGATGGGGACAACATCATGCACGAGGTTTCCGACCTCCGTCCGTGTGCTAAAGACATTTGTTCCTCCTGACAAAAACATTGTATCACATATGAAAATATGTGTCAAGTAAAAATTTTGATTCAATGTCCTCAAATAATATGAGGTCATTCAAGTAAGCATAATTCCATACCCACGAGTAATGTTTTTTAAAAGCACGTATGTTTTTATCGGATATTGATGTGTAATTTTGTTCTGGAACACCTTGCTTATGTTTTGAAACATATATTCTTTCTTGTGATTTATGTTGATATATTGCAATTTCTGAAAAAAATACAATTGGTATGTATTCTCTAAGATTCTGTGGTTTAACGTCTGAATAATCCGTGTCGTAAAACTCGTTACCTAACGCAAGCTGTGAAAAACCACTGTCTTTTCCTACCATTCTATATAATGCAGTATTTTCTTTTTGTTTTGAAATCGGACTGTTACAGAGATTAATGAGACATATTCCCCTATCTTTCAATAGAGCAATTTCTTGTCTTTTTCGTGACATTTCCGAAACTTTTCGTATCAGTCCTAGCTCTGCAAACATTTCACACCCTACGTTATCTGAATTAGAAAAACAAAATACTTGTATAGGTGAAAGTCCTTTTAACTCACGGTTTCGGTTCATAGTCTCATACCCCTGTAAGAATGATTGCGCGATACCTCGCGGTGCTCTATCATCTTTCTGAGGAATAAATTCATCATACACCCACATAGAAACGTCCTCCGCGGAAAATCCACGTAAATTAGATAATGTAGTTATAGCAGACGCATAACCACGTATATTGCCAGATGGTATACTTTTTCCCTTTTCATCTATCTCACAGCTATAGAAACCAGCTATATCATTCACAGGAAATGGCTGTATATTCCACCCTAAATCTGAATTTAGTGCTTTAAATGGTGATAATTCTTTTTGTTTTACTTTGTCAAGCTGAGTTTGTTTAGTTCTTGAATACATGAATGTTATATTATGTTCAATCATATATTTAAGTGAACCATAAGTTTTTCCTGTACCCCTGCCACCCCAAATAAAATTAAAAGGGTAGTTAATATTAACTACCCTCTCAAAGTTTAAATAGCCGTCACGGGAATACAGGTTAATCCCTGACATATTTTGCCGTGATGAACTCACGGTTATTTCTGCTTTTTGCAGCTACCACCTCAAACGCGTAATGTTCTACGTTGGATTTTTCTGCCAGTTCCGCGATAGAAGAAAATGTACGAATGAATGATGGGGAGTTAGTTGTCATTACAATACCCTCATCAGTAAGGATTGTAATAAGTCTTACCATATTTTCGTTCGCGTTTTCTTCTTCATAAACTGCATACTTATCAGTATGGAACTGTTGACCCTCATAATCTTTTACACCCTGTCTATCTGGTGACTGAAACATGTCATAAGATAAGTCCATATTCCATTCATTGTCTTTGATGTTTGTTTTGATAATGTTCATTGTTTGTTCTCCTTTTTATTTAATGTTTCACGTGAAACATCACGTGCATGTTATTAAGTTTTTTTGTGTGGTATAAAAAGAAAGGTTTTCAACGTCAGCCGATTAACGTTGCATAATTAATAAAGTCTTCATCAGACATTTTATACTGCCGTGATTCGACAGTTGTGGTAATGCTGACAACTTCTTCGTCAACAGGTTTCATGGCTTTCATAATTTTCGTGGAAGTCCATGCAGAACCAATGAATTTTTTTTCAATGGTTCGTTCAATACCATTAATGTCTTTGACAATCATGGTCGCGTTAGTTGTTACGATTGTTCTTGTCATGTTTTTTTTCTCCTTTTACAATGTATTTGTATTTCCTTGTTACGATATTATAATAGCATTATTATTTTATAATGTCAAGAGAAAAAAGTTATTAAAAACTATTGACATTTAATAATATTGTGGTATAATGTGTTTATAAGATAAAGAAAAAAGGAGAGATGAAACATGAAAGTAGAGGATTTAATAAACAAAACAAAAGAAAACTATGAATTTGCTATGGAATGCGGGGACGATTATCTTATTTCAAATGTGATTAAAGGTTATCAAACATTTTCTAATTTATACAGACTAGATATGATAACGACAGAAACTTTTGACAAATATTTTAATGATTTTTATATCATGGCAAATAATGTATATGTTAAATATATACAGGATAATAAAGAAATGAATGAAAGTGTGAAAATGATAATGAGTATACCTTTTATAGAATAAAGAAGATATGAAAGTGGAGTGAACATTATGTTTGATAATATTGTATACTTTTTAGGTGGTATAGCCATTGGAACATTAATGGCATATATAGCAGAGGCTATAGACAATTACAAAGAAAGGAAAAATGACCATGAAAAAAACAATAAGCATCGTCGTTGAATATGAGCAACTAAAACAAATTGATTATATCGCAAAAGAATTAAATATGTCCAGAAGTTGCACATTATCATTAATCATTAATAACTCATCACTAATTAAAAATTTTGATGTGTTCAAATCATTATTGAAAGGAGAGGAAAAAAGTTGGCTAGAAAAAGTGAAAGTAGAATAATACTTGAGACTCGTTATAAAAAAAGTAGAGAAAAACTACTAAAACAAATAACAGCAATTAAGAAAAGTCCATATAAAAAAGACGTGGAAAGTGCTATTGCATATATTGAGCCACGCATTCCGGCAGTTTCTAATATTAAAACAAAAAGGGATTTAGAATTTGCCTTGCGTGAAGTTGAGAGTGCACTTAAACAAAAAAGATTTGTAGGTGCTGAGAGAAAACGTATACGAGCAAAACGAGTGGAATATTTAAAAAGTACATTAGAGCTTCCTATTAAAAATTATAGAGATGTTAAAAAATTTGAAAAATTTCTAAATGATGTAAGAGACTTTTCTTTAGAAACTATATATGATAGTGAACGAGCTATAACTATATTCGAAAAATATCCTACATTATCAAATAAGGAGTTAATAAAAAAATATGATGAATATAGACGTGTCATTAATAAAAGACCGAAAAGAAGTTTCTAATTTTATAAAAAACATTCATCCTACACATAATAAAAAAGGAAGACATAAATATGACAAAACAGTGTATAGAAACTGTATTTGCGCTTTTGATATTGAAACTACACGAATAAAAGAAATTGAACAAAGTATTATGTATATATGGCAATTTGCAGTTATGGATATGGACACGCAAGAAATACAATCATGTTACGGGAGAACATGGGACGAGTTCAGGTCATTTATACATGATATTAATGATAATTTTTATACGTTATTGATATTTGTTCAAAACCTCAGTTATGAGTTTCAATTTCTCAGACATATGATTGAAATTAAAAAAGATAAAGTATTTTCATTAAAACCGCGTAAAATATTACGTTGTGAAAGTGGCAATTTAAGATTTCAATGCTCTTATTTACAGACTAACAAATCACTCGACAAATTTACAACAGACATGAATGTAAAACATAAAAAATTATCTGGTGTCAAATTTGACTATAGTAAAATTCGATATCCGTGGACAAAATTGGATTTATATGAAATAGGATATTCAATGTATGATGTTATAGGATTGTTAGAAGCAATGTATATAAGAATAACAAGTGAAAATGATAGTTTATACTCATTGCCTCTTACAAGTACAGGTTATGTTAGAAGAAAGGCAAAACAAGCTATGAAAAAATACAACTATAAACAACTTCATAATATGATGTGTGATGAAAAAATATATACCATGTTAAGAAATGAATTTAGAGGGGGGGACACACACGCAAACCGTTATCATGTAAATAAAATATTGAAAAATGTAGCAAGCTATGACAGAGCAAGTAGTTATCCTGATGTGATGCTTAATTATCAATTTCCTATGTCACCCTTTATACCACGATTAATTGACGATATTAACGACTTAGAAACGCTATGCGAAAAACGAAATTATTGTTTTTTAGCTGAGTTCACAATTGAAAACTTGCAACAAAAAGACATATATTATGGTGCACCATATCTGAGTAAAGATAAAGCAATGGAAATTGTTAATCCGATTATTGATAACGGAAGAGTATTAAGTTGTGATAAATGTGTTTATGTTTTCAATGATATTGATTGGAAAATCATAAAAACAGAATATACAGGTCAAGTTAAAATAAAAAATGTATACACTGCAAAATATAATTTCTTGCCAAATTCATTACGGGAATTGGTTGTTACACTATTTCACGATAAAACAAAACTAAAAAATGTTAAAGGAAAAGAACTGGACTATATGAAAAGCAAAGAACTTATTAACGCGTTGTATGGTATGTGCGCCCAAAATCCAGTAAAACCAGAAATTTTATACATTGACGAAATCGAAAAAAGTTTTGATGTTGAAAAAGATATTGACATTAAGGAAAAACTAGAAAAATATAATAAAAAAGCATTTCTATTATATGCGTGGGGTTGTTGGGTAACTTCATGGGCGAGATTAAAATTAAAGGAGATGATAAACATTGTTGGCGATAATTTTGTGTATTGTGATACTGATTCTGTTAAATTTATCGTTTCTAATGATTATGGTGATATTGTCAAAAAGATAGATAAATATAATAGAGGTCTTACAGAACTAAGTATTTCCAATAATGGTTATGCTACAGATACAAAAGGCAAAACACATTATTTGGGTGTATATGAGTATGAGGAAACATACAAACGATTTAAAACACTAGGAGCAAAAAAGTATGTATATGAAGATGAAAAAACAGGAAATTTACACATTACAATCGCAGGAGTGCCGAAGAAAAAAGGTGCCGAAGAACTCGAAAAAATTGAAAATTTTAAAACGGGTTTTGTATTTTCACACACAGGTAAACTCGAATCAGTTTACAATGATATTGATTATGGGTTATATAATCCAGATGGACAAACAGGACATGATTTATATATTTCTAGTAATGTCGTTTTGCGAGAAAGTACTTATCAAATTGGACTGTCGGCAGAGTATATGAGAATACTTGCAAGCGTAGGGAATTGGCATGATTTTATTGATAGTATAAAAATGAAAGGAGTAATAGAATGAAGTGTGATAATTATGAGGGATTCAGATGTTTAGAATGTAAAAGAAATATTTGTAAATATTGCAAAGATAAAAATTGTAATACATGCTGGAATAAAGAAGAATGTAAGAGATATAAAATATTAAAAGTTTTTCTTAAAGATTCATATAACTAACACATGGACACCCGAAAGGGTGTCTATTTTTTTGTCCTCATATCGAACATATGTTCTAGTATAGTTGCACACAACTAACTATGTGTGTCCTCAGTCCACGGACACCACTGCTCTGCCTTGTCCGTGACTGACGGACATTTGGGGGGAATTTGTCCGTGTGAGACGGACATGTATATAGGCG